GGATATGAGCAACGTATAGCAAATGGTATAAATAATTTAGAACAACAATTTAGTCTTAACTTTGCAACTAGACCAAAAGATGAAATAGATGATATAATTGCTTTCTTTGAATCTAAGAAAGGAGCGACTGCATTTGATTATATTTTTTCAGATACAAATGCAGGAAGCAATGAAGAAACAGTAAAAGTAGTCTGCGAGGATTGGAATCAAACCTGGGACTACGATGATTATTACAGCTTAACAGCTACATTTAGGAGAATATACGAAGCATAATGTCAAATATAGTAGAAGATGTACAAAAGCTAGATCCCGCCTCAGAACTAATACATTTATTTGAAATAGAAGTATCTAAGGGAGTATTTGCTTATTTTTCAGGAAGTGGAGTAGAATCAAATCTAGCTAGTCTTAAATTCAGAGACTACGATTCTCCTAGTACAATTAGAACATACTCTCCTATACCAATAGAAGCACAAAATTTTGAAACAAAGAATGATGGAGCAATGGCAAGACCAAACGTTACTATTGCAAATGTTACTAATGTTTTAAGTACTGCTACAGGAAGTATTAACTACCATGGCCTACTAGGGTTAAAACTAATTAGAAGAACCACCTTAAAAAAATATTTGGATGATGGTTCTGGGAATAGTGCAAATCCTCCAGTAGAGTTCGCAAGACAAGTCTGGATAATAGACAGAATCAAAGCTAGAAGTAAAACAGCAGTACAGATGGAGCTAGTTTCTCCATTTGATATAGAAACAGTACAAATACCTGCAAGAAAAGTATATGCAGATAGATGTTCTCATAAATACCAAGGAGCAAGTCCTCATTTAGATAGATGGAAGAAAGCACAGAGTGGATGTCCTTGGGCTATAGATGGATCATACTTTGTAGATGGTACTTCTCAGGTAGTTTTTGTAAATCAAGATAACGAGTACGTAATACCTAGTTCAACTACTTTTACAGCATATACTTCTGGTAGCATAGTAAAAAATGCTTATTATAGGACTACTAAAACAACAACAAGATTTAACGCAGATGGAACAAGTAGTTCTGTAACTATAAATAATTATTGGCAAGCTGTGTTTGGAAGTAATAGCCCTGGAACTCCCACAGACTCAAATACAAATTTCAAAAGAGTACGAATATATAGTACTTATAGTGCTAGTACAGAATACTACACTTATTTAGATGATCGAGACAACGACTATGTAGTATATACAGATGCTGTTTCTTCTTCTGAAAATTATAACAAATCATTATTATGGAAAGCTGAACAAGCTAATGAAGGACAAACACCGACTTATGGAGAATTTTGGGAAAAAGGAGATGTTTGTAGTAAAACAACTACAGCATGCAAAATGAGATTTGGGTGGAGAAAAAATTCTGGCACAAATAACGGAAGCGTAACAACAGACACAAGAGTTGTACTACCTTTTGGAGGATTCCCAGCAGCAAGGACATTTAAGTGATAGAAGAAATATATGAGCATGCGGCAAAGTGTGCCCCATTAGAATGTTGTGGACTTATTGTAGAGGATGATAATAACAAACGATATATTCCGATGGAAAATATTTCTGAAAAAGAAAATTACTTTGAAATGGACGAGTTAGCTTTCGCATCCTTTCAAGCTATTTTCAAAATATTATATGTAGTCCATAGTCACTATGAGCAAAAATCTTGCCCAAGTGACCTTGACAAAACGAACTGTAACAATCTTGGTATACCATACTTTATCGTATCGTACCCAGACAAAGAATACACAATTTTAGAACCAAATGAATAGAAAAATAATACTAAAAGGACAAATGGGAAAACTATTTGGAGAAGAGCATAATTTAAATGTACGAAGTGTGCAAGAAGCAATGCATGCTATAGATGTTATAAAGGGTGGTCTTCGTAGATACTTAATGGAATGTACAGACCAAGGAACACTATTTACAGTACAAAAAGGAAAAGCAGTCAAAGATTACACAAAAGAAAATATGTCTGACTTTTTAGCCGCAGATGAATTAAGTTTTATAGAAGATGAGGATATAATTATCACACCAGTACCTTCAGGGGCTGCTAGTAAATTAGAAAGCTGGGCTAAAATTATTATAGGAGCTATACTTATGATTATATCTTTAACTGTAGATATGACAGGTCAAACAGCTGCAGCTATATTTAGTACAGGTATGCAATTAGCCCTAAAAGGAATTATAGAATTAACAACGCCAGACCCTGACGGTAATAATGAAGACTCAGCAGCTCTGTTCAACGGCCCTGTAAACACTAGTAAAACAGGAGTTCCGATACCAATGGCTTACGGCAAAGTAGCAGCAGGCGGAGTTGTAACTAACTTTGCCTTCACAAAAGCAAGAATACAAAACTCAGCAGGCTATAGTAAGAATGCCTACGGATATAACTGGAATTTATAATGGCTATAATATTAAGAAACGATAACGAAAACGAACCTGTTGTTGGTGGGGATTTACCAACTACTTCTTCTAATGGAATGACAAGAGAGCAAACAGCTGTTATATACGATACTATATCAGAAGGACCAATTGAAGGATTAGTTGACCAAGGAGCTAGTATAAAACTTAATGGTAATCCTGCATATAACTACGGAGATAAAGATATAGTAGCAATTCTAGATAGTAATGATGTTAGTTATGTAGCTTCAACCGGAGTAATTACTGATAATAACAATCCTAGTTTTATAGACTCAGCAAACACAGCTCAAGGCTCAAGAGACGTACTTATTGTAGGCGGATCAAAAGCAGGTACAATTACTACTACTATTGGAAACACTACAATCACAAGTGCTTCTGGATTTACTTTTGCAGCTAGTGATGTTATTGGCGAAGGAGAGAAACGACTACAACCACAGATTAGAATAACGTCAGCAGGAATAGATGGTTCAGATTTAATTACAACAATAACAGAATTTGTTAGTAGCACATCAGTCAAAGTAGCTTTAGCACCTTCTGCTAGTGTATCAGGAACAGCAGTTGAATTAGACTATGTTGGTACAGTAAGTAGCTATGACAACTCAAACAACAGAGTAACAATTACAGCAGGAGGAAGAAACGTAAGTAATGTTTCAGCAACTTTAAGTACTCCTGAAAGAACGTCAGAACAAGCCCCTTTAGCAAAATACGATAACTTTTTATGGGCATTTAGAAATGGAGAAAGAGAGCAATCATACCTACCTACACCTTCAGGAGTTGGTAGTGGCTCTGCTGCTCATACTGTATCAGGCGGAGATTTAAAAACAGTTCCTAACACAGGATATCCTGCATGGAATCAATTAAGAGTAAGTATAGGTGATAACCCTACATACACTGGCACTACAAAAACTGTAACAGCAGATGAAATGGGTATTGATAATCCTGGAGAAGTTGATTTAATAAGATGTACTTTCAATTTTCCCCAAGGATGTTACAAATGGAAAGCAAAAGATAGTACTTTAAGACACGCAGGTGCATTAATTAGAATTAAATTTCACTATCAAAGAGGCAGTAATGCTTACAAAACCGTTATTGTAAACGGAGCTTCATCATATTCTAACTTACCAAGAAAAGAAGGGTATACTCCAGACGATGGCCATTACGCTGCAGGAGGTTTTAGTAATAAGACAAAACAAGGATTTAATTATTTATTTGAATTTGACATAAGTAAGTACGGCCCTTTTGACGACTACTATTTAACTTTTGAAAGAATAAATGAAGTCGGTGGAGAATACGGCAACTGGGTAGTATCAAATAATGCAGTATTAAAAGTTGTAGAAAATATAGTAATGGACAGATTAAGTTATCCTTACTCTGCTTTCGGAGCAGTAATTGTAGACGCACAAGATTTTTCCTCAATACCAAAAAGAAGTTATGAAATAAGAGGACTAAAAGTACAAGTTCCAACTAACTACTTTCCAAAAGATGAATTAATACAGGGCAGTTCTGTAAGAAGAACAACTCCTTCTTATACAAGAAATGTTACTAGCGGTGTAGATACTTCAAATTATACAGACTGGGATGGTAATTTTAGAGGAGACATAAAAACATTTGCTCCTGGACACGCAAACTATGATACAGTTTATACTAGTAATCCTGTATGGATTTTTATGGACTTAATGACTAATCCAAGATATGGACTAGGACAATATATTAATCCTGATTTTGATTTTGCACAAATAGATAGATATACTTTATTTGGACTAGCAAAATATTGTGATGAACTCGTACCTGATGGAAAAGGCGGACAAGAACCTAGATTTGAGTGTAATATTTATATTCAAAAATCTACTAATGCTATAAAAGTATTAAAAGACTTTAGTTCTACAATGAGAAGTATGTTAATCTGGTGGAACGGGTCAGTTACTTTAGGGGCTAATATACAAAAAGGTGCAGTTTATACATTTACAAAATCCAACGTTATAGACGGTACATTTAGTTATGCAGGAACTTCGAGCAGATTCAAACACAATCAAGTAATAGTAACTTGGACTAATCCAGAAAAACAATATAAACAAGACAATGTAGTTATTGAAGATAGCAGTAATATCGCTAAAACAGGACAAGTTAAAACAAAAAATGTTACAGCATTTGGTTGTACTTCTAAAGGACAAGCAATACGATATGGTAAATGGCATTTATTTTCTGAACTAAATGAAGAAGAAATTGTTAATTTTAGCACTGGTATAAACGGAGCTATGCTACGACCAGGGGATGTACTAAATGTACAAGATCCAGACGTGCATGATGTAGTAGCGAGTGGAAGAGTAACAACAACAACTAGTTCTAGTTCTACAGTCATAAAAACAGATAGAGATATAAGTAGTTTCTTAAATACTACTGATAATTTTAATCTTCATTTAATCTACCCCCTAGGTGGAGCATATTTAACACAACAGAGTGCAACTATAAATAGTGTAGATTATAAACAAGGGGATTTAGTATTAGTAGATGAAAGCGGAGCAGCTATAGATACAGATGTTAAAGCTTCTAATGTACGAGACGATTCAGGTTCTATAGTTCAATTATTTTGGTCAGACGAAGTAAGAGTTGAGACTAAACCAATATCTTCATTTAATACTACATCAATAACTGTTAGTTCAGCTTTCTCTTCTGCACCAAATGCTGAAGTTATTTATACAGTATCAGGTCAAGAAGAAGATGGAGGTAATGTAGCAGGAAGCTTAAAACAGTACATCGTAACTTCTATAAAAGAAGATATTCAAAACTTAACGTTTGCAATAAGCGCACAAGAGTATAAACCAGAAAAATTTACAAAAATCGATAGAGGATATCTAATACCAGATATTCCAACAGTAATGCAACCGCCTAAAGATACTGACGCAGTTCCAGAGCCTACAAGTGTAGCTCTTGAGATGGTAGCTTCAGGATTTGGATCAGAAGTAGGGTCTACCACAGATAGAGACTTGTTAATTTCATGGCAACATCCTGTAACAACAAGAGTAGACGATAATGGTAATAATATTAATGATGTATATGAACATTTATCAGGATATGAAATTGCTTACAGACACCCAGGAGTAGACGATCCAGACAAGTTTATTAGAATAACTATTCCTAGTTTAAATACTACTTCTTATAATCTTTCAGAGGTTAGCGGAAACGGTGAAATAATAGTTAGAGTTAGAACAATAAATACTTTAGGAATTACTTCTTCTTGGGAACAAAGAAGACTTACTGTGAATGAAGAAAAAATTCTACCTTTTGGTGTACCTACTTTAGGAGAAGGACTAAACGGTGGAATAATGAAGGGTGGTATATTATCTTGCCCTATAAATATAGAATCTGCAAATGGTACTGTAACTTTTGCAAGTAGTAGCTATACATTCGATTCTCCTAGTTCAGAAGAAGAAAGTACAATAACAGTTAGTTCTGGAAATACAGCATTTACAACACAAGCAGACTTTGATAACTTATCAGATGGACAGACTGGATATTTATTACTAGACCATGATGGTAGTTTATCACGAGGAGCAACTCGTACTGACTTATTACAACCTATCGTATTCCATACAGAAGAAACAACAACAGACATAGATGGCACTGAAAATTATTTTAAATATGTAAAAAGACTTGGAGAATCAAACGAAGATTTTGTACAAGCAAGTGGTACTATAACTTTATCTGCAAACTCAACAGAAGTTTCAGGTAGCAGTACAGCATTTACAACAGACTTTCAACCAGGAGATGTTATAATAATAGACACCGCTGGTGCAACTAGATTCTTTTCTACAGTAAGTCATATAACAAGTGATACAGCACTTAGCCTATCAACAGTTTCAACAAGATCATATAGTGGCAAAAACGTATTTAGACAAGCTCTTAGAATCTCAAATGCAGAAGATTGTATACTAGGTTCAGTAACTAATACATCAGGCGTTTACTCCTTCATAAACTTCTCTAGTGGAAATAGAGGAACAGATGCTTACAGTATAAATGGTACAAATGAAAACCATAACTTCCCTTCAAATGCAGCAGGAGTTGTTAGTGACTTCTCAAGTTTTTCAAATTCATACACAGTCAATAAAGGCACTATAAGCTATACTTTTGCAAGTAGTGGCTCAGCAACAAACACTTT